CTACTTTTTTCTACTCAATTCAGTGTTATTTTTTGCCACATTTGCCACAAATTTGCCACACTTAAATATGCTCATAGCTTTGGTATCATCTTCTTTTCTTTTTGATTCCAAAAGATGCGAATAAACTTTTTCTGTAATCATTAAATTTGCATGTCCTAATCTCTTACTTATGTATTGCATTGAAACTCCATTTGCTAAAAGCAGACTCGCATGAGTATGCCTTAAACCGTGAATAGTCACTGATTTTGTATCCAATTTATTACATAGAACTTTAAGATGACGGTTCATAGATTGGTCAGTATAGGGAAATAATTCTTTATCACTATCAAATGAATATTTTTTTAATTGTTGAAACCAAGCAATCGGCATAGAAATGACACGATTTGAAGTTTCGTTTTTTGTTGATTTGATTTTGTCTGTTTTTTGTTCTTTTGATTTGGTAATTGAAATAGTTCTTGCATTTTGATCAATGTCCGACATTACAAGGGCACTGATCTCTCCAAACCTGGCACCTGATAGAATACAGGTTAACAGTAGAAAGTTGCTTAGAGAATGATTTTCAATACAATAATCAATTAATTTTTGAGCTTCTTCTTTTTCTAAAAACTTTAAATCTGCTGACTTTCCTTTATTGCTGTAGACAAGATTAATCCTTAAGTCTACCGGATCATTGATTAATTTATCCGCATAGGCATCTTTGAGCGAAGCTGCTATAAGAACCTTTCTTTTTTTAACAGTATTCATAGCGTGATTTTTGCCATAGGCATTAATCAACTGTTGGAATTTTCCACGATTAAAATCTGTCAATAAAGTATCTGGCTCATATTTCTTTAACAGCAGATAAGTCGATTTATAAGCAGAGAGTGTTTGGTTTTCTAGATTTAATTTGTAAGTCTCATACCATTGTTTGAAATAATCAGCAATAAGTAGATCACTATCTTTTTTTGTTTCTTTTCCAGTCAAAACTTCAGCTTCCCAAGTTTGAGCCTCTCTTTTGGTTGAAAATCCACCTTTATTTATTCTTTGATATCCGCCTCTGCTGTTAGGGCGACTGACTCTTGCGTACCAGTTAGCTCCACGTTTATAAACTGACATGTTAACTCCTTATGTACGCCACGACGGGGTGGCAAATAATTTATTTTGCAATACTGCTTTTAGTTGCTTGATATTTCTTGGTAGGATGCTGTAAAAACAGAAAAACAATTCCTACGATCAAAACAACAATGGCAGGAAATGCTAATGCAATCGAAAAACCGAATAAAGCACTTCCGATAATTCCCAAAACAGGTCCAACGAGTGAAATTCCATGTCTATGTGATTGAATTGCACAAGCAATAAAAAGAACAACACTAAGCCAGCCCACTACGTAGAAAAAGCTTGCAGTAGATCCATTTTCATGTGTCTTATCAAAAGCGTCACTAAAGGATGCACCAATAACAGCAAACCAAGATACAGCAAAAATAACGCATTCAATAATTCCCCAAACAGCTGATAATGTATTTAATTTTAATCTTTTCATTAATAAATTAATAAATCCCATCTTTTAACGTGAATAAGGTTGTTGCACGTAGATATAAGAATTTACAAACCTAAAATCTGTTTCTTTTTAGCGTCGAATTCTTCTTTTGTAATTGTTCCTTCATCTAACAATGCTTTAAATTTAGAAATTTCATCAGCACCACTAACTGTTTTAGAGCCTGCAACATTAGCATTATTTATAGAAATAATTGACTCTAGCTTGTTTGCTAATAAATTAAATGATTCTTGAAGTGTTTTATAGGTAAATGAATCCGTTTTTGTTTCAGAATTCAAAAAAATAATTTCGAATTGTTTATTATTTTTAAAAAAGATACTTATTGCTAGCTTGTCTACTGCATCATATTGTTTTCCGCCCGTTACAGCTCCAACTATTGCTCCAGCTCCACCCAATAAGGCTCCACCAACGATTGCTCTTGTAATGCCATGATGTTTCTTAATGCTTTTTCCATTAACAATTGGTTTATACCCAACAATTTCTTTATATGGATAAACAAAATATCTTTTATCTAAAAGAGTTTTTTTAATCAAAACTTCGTTTCTTTTATCACTAAAAATCAATCTTTCAGATGTGAGTGAGTTTTCCTCTTTAAAACTTTGTAAAATGTTCTCATATTCTTGCTTTTCGTTTTTCTGTTTTTCTTTATTTTTCAAATGCTTTTCTTTATCAAAAAACATATCCTTTTTCTCCTAAACGGATTAACGTGGCGGGGCACGTATATACCCATTTATTTATATGTAATTAGTGTATGAAAAGGAACATCGTTGGGATTTGGATAGTAAGTTTGCTGACGCATTGGCGTATATTCAATACCAATAATTTCATATTTTTTATCCTGCAAAAAGCTTATAACTTCATCTATTTGATCCGTATATTGTTCTTCAACTTTGAAACTTTCCTTTATATCTCTTTCAAAACTAGCCACCATTAAAACATGTTTCTTTCCATCTTTAGGTTTAATGAAAGGCGCTATTTTTTCTTCAATATTTAGTTTTTCAGTTTGCTGTTTTTTAAATAATGCCATAATTTTTCCTATGTTAAATATAATTAAAATTTATGTTGTGACATGATTACTCTACCGAAAATATGAAAGTGTTCATCATTATTAACGGTAATTGGCTGATAACTAGGATTAGAGCTGATCAAAGTAACATGACCATCTACAAAAGATAAACGCTTAATTGCTGCATTTTCATAACCGTAACTTACAACATAAATGGTGTTCCCATATGATTCATCAAATTCGCACGGTTTTATCAAGACAATGTCGTTATTTTGGATTCCATCTCCAGTCATTGAGTCTCCGTCTACTATTAGCCAGAATGAATCTTTATTCCTTCTTTCAGGGTCATATAAAGGCAAATATTCATCTTCATTTTGATCCTGAATAATTCCATCTGGACCCGCTTTGATGCTTCCTAAAACAGGGACCATTGTCGTATTTGAAGAACTTTCGGGAACTGCATTTTCTGGAACTCCCTTTAATAAGTCTGTAACCTTTATGCTAAGTGCATCTGCAAATTCTTTTAATGTTCCAACGGTTAAGCCACGTTTACCATTCTCATAATTAGAAATTGTTTGTGGATTCAAGTCTAATTTATCCGCTAATTGGTTTTGTTGCATAGACCTATTTATACGAGCTTGTTTTAAATTTAGTCCAATTTGTTTATCGAATTGCTTTGGTTTGTTCTTCATGACCTAATTATATAACAAAATGTTAAGTTTTAATAAAGAAAATATAAATCAACATAACGTTATAGCAATCTATTAAAACATAATGTTATAGTTATAAGCGTTGAAGGGAGGTGAGCAAAATAAAATGATTAGAGAATTAAGTCTTGGAGCTGCTCGAAAAAATGTTCGGTTAAGCCAAGATGAAGTTACTAAATTAATTAAAAACACTTTAGATCAAAGAGTTTCGAGACAACGACTATCTCGTTGGGAAAGCAAAGATTATAATGATATGCCAATAGATATTGCTTTTTATCTTTCGAAGTTATACAAAATGCCATTTGATGCTCTTTTTTATAGTACTTCTTGATCCACATAACGTTATAGTTAATAAAAACCAGCATGAAAGGAGGTCACACAGATGACTATTATATAAATTTCAGCACTGTGATGCTGATAACTAATTATCATTCAAATCTAGGTTCGAGAAAAAAAGAAAGGAGTTGCCAATGCGAGATCTTAGGAATTTAAATTCTAGATCTTTATTGAAAATCGATGAAGCATCAGAAATTTATTTTCATGTGCAGCATGCCAATAATGCTCAATACGATTTTTTTAGAAAAGTTCCATCGATATTAGTCAACGGACATCCACGTTGGCAGGTAAAAGATATTGATAAATATCTGGAAAGGAATAAGCAATGAAATTATTTAATCGCAGAAAGAAAAACAATCAAACGGCAACAGGTCTTAATACGTTAGAAGATCAATTGTCTTACGTTCAAGGACTAAAAGCTATGAGAAAAGTTGTTAAGAATGTTTTCGATGGTGAAGACGAAATACCATTTGATCTTTATTATCTCGTTTTACACAAAATGGACGAAAAAATCGCCATTAACAAGGAGCAATTATGAACGTATTAAATCTAGAACTCACTATGTTAGCAGCCGGAGCAATTGCCGGAATCTGTGTTTCATTAATCGGCATGGCAATCGTGCAATGGAAACTATCAGGCATGACTTTAAAAGAATTTTTTCAAGGAGCCGAATGACTAATGGAAGCAGTTAGACTTAACAGCTTTACTAAAGAAGAAAGCAAAGAAAAGATTTTACAAAAAGCCAAAGGCTTAAAGCAGGGTCTTGATCTTTTTAAAGCTTCGTTAGATAAAGCCAAAAAACAACAAAAAGCAGTTATTGCCACTTATTTAGAAACTGGCGAACAAGTTGAAATTGAATCGGTTTCAAAAGCTAACAAAGCATTTCACAGAAACATTAATTACGCTTTGAAAAACGGAAAAGTGATTCAAGGATACAAACTTTCATATAAAGAAAGGACAGCATGAATATTAGTCAAGATGATTGTCCATATTGCCACCATTATGGAGAAATAGTCAAACACGTTAATTCTTCTAGATATGACGATTATAAAAACTTTATTGAAGTTTCACCTGCACACTTAGAACTTTATAGGACTAACGAATTTATAACATCGTTTCAAGTCAACTTTTGTCCAATGTGTGGCAGACGAATAACAAAAGAACTTATTAAATAAAAAACTTCCGAGTGCAATCGGAAGAATAAACAAAAATACGAGGTAATTATAACAAACATGAGTAACGAAATTAGAGTTATCGACGAAGTTGGCCAAGTTGCCAACGTATCGCAACTTAGAAGCAAAGCTTTCATTTCTGAATTAAGCAACGAAGACCTAGAAAGCATTGCTTATACGATCAAAGCCTTAAAGAATCCAATCAAAAACGTTGAAGACGAAACAAAGAAACGTTTAATCAATGGATCGCAGTTTGTCCACATTCATTTAGCAGAAGCCAACCGGCAATTATTAAACGGGGATAACGATCAGATAAAAAAGAACTTTTATCAAAAATACGGCTTAGACGCCTTTGTATTGAAATCACCGACCCAGCTTAAAAAGAAGTTTGGCGATGATATTCAAGAAGATCTTGATGGTGTAGTCGTTTATGAAAAACAAAGCAGGGTCAAGTTTGATTAAAGGAGGATTCGATGGCTTTTATTAATGCAAAAGACTACATCACCAAAGGCGATATGTACTTGGTCTATGGAGAAGGCGGAACTGGAAAGACGACAACAGCTTCTTATATTCCCGGAAACAAAATCTTACTGCCTTTTGATATGTCTTTAAACCATGTAATTGAAGACTTTGATAACACACAAATCTATGAAATGAACAGTGACGAAAAACGATCTTTAAATGTATTTCTGCTCAAGTTCATTAAAAGTTACGGCTTTAACGAAAAAGTCGATGCCTTGATATTGGATAACGTTAGTTTTCTTTATTCAGAGATCTTAGAGATTTATTCAAAGTCCAGTAAGAGCAATTACGATATCTATCCCTTACTGCAATCATTTTTTGCCGAACTAGCCAATCTATTAAGGGAAACCGGCAAGACAATTTATGTCACGGCTTGGGAATCGATTATCGATGAGACCGATCCAGTTGGAGGCAAATTGACCCGCTTTATGCCATCAATTAAAAACGAAATTGCTAGAAACAGTTTTCTAGGATTATTCGATGTCGTCGGCAGAATTACCAACGTCAAAGGCAAACGGTCGATACAATTAGCATCCGACCAGCAGACTTATGCCAAAAACCGATTGGATAAGCGCTTAGAAACACTACCAGAAAATTTATTTAAAACAGTTAAAGAAGAAAAGACAGAGGAGAAAGCACAATGAGTTTTACACACCATATTGAAAACGGACAAGGCAATAGATATTTAAACGAAGGCGGCAAATACAATGTAGTTATCTTAGAGGACTACCAAGCCCAAAAGAGTCAAAACGGAGCTGCTGATACGATGACGCTTAATTATCAGGTACTAGACGGTGAACACGAAGGGGAATTGATTCCTTTTGACAGTTTTTACAATACGGAAAAAGCAGCTTGGAAAATTGATGCCTTGTTAAACGCCGTGGACCCAAACGGAAAATCTGATGACTATAACTTTCAAGGCGATGGCTTAAACCCGGTCGCTGAAGCTGTGATTAATAAACAGATCAATGTTCAAGTTGGCTGGCGTCAAGTTACTAGAGGAAAGAACGCTGGGAAGTATTTTGCCAATATCAGTCAGTACAATCCTAAGCAAGCCTCTTCACAGCCAAATGGAGAAATGCGTCCCAAAGCAGATACAGATGATACAACTTCAATCAATCAAGGCGTCGATCAGGCTTTAGAAAATCAGACTACTGGCGACCCTGTAATGGACAACTTGCCGTTTTAAGGAGCTGTAAATGGCAGAGATACATTGGATAAAACTCAAAACCACGATGTTCGATGATGAAAAGATCCGTCTTATCCAATCTGTACCCGAATCCGATTCGATTTTAATTATCTGGATTAGATTACTAGTTCTTGCCGGTAAGACTAACGATGATGGTCTTATCTATATTCAAAGAAACATGCCTTATACCGATGAGATGCTGGCCACTTTGTTTAATAAGCCTTTGAACGTTGTCCGTTTAGCAATTACTACTTTAAACAAATTCAACATGATTGATATTGGCCAAGATGGAGTAATTGCCATCACTAATTGGGAAAAGCACCAAAACATTGATGGCATGGAAAAGATTAGAGAACAAAACAGATTAAGGCTTAGAAAGTTTCGTTCCAAGCAAAAAGAATTGCCTTCCTCTAATAAGAAGAAAGATGTAACGTTACATGAAACGCTACGTAACGCAATAGATACAGATACAGATACAGACTCAGATACAGATAAAGACATTATGTCAGGCAAGCCTGACTCGTTATCATCACCAAACATCACGATTGCTAAAAAGGCTCTGAACTATTTCAATCAACAAAGCAACCGAAAGTTCAATCTACTAGCAAAGAAGAACACCAAACCGATTATTGCCAGACTAAACGAAGGCTTTAGTCCTGAAGATTTAAAGACAGTCATTGATCGAGCCTGTTCACATTGGAAAGGCAAAGCTGACTACGAACAGTTTCTAAGACCGGAAACGATCTTTAACGGCCGTTTTGATGAAAGACTGAACAATACAATCAAATGGGAGTACAAGCAGGCTGATGTCAAACAAAAAGAAATTGCGATTGATTACGACCATTTAGATAACAATAGTGACCATGTTTCTAATGACCAAGCCTTAGAGGCCTTAAAAAGATTGAAGGCTAACAGCTCATGATTATCCGTAATCAAATTAAAAGAATAGACCAGCGCATCAATGGATATAAGTTTGATTTTCAGTTTGCTAAGTCAAAAGAAGAGAAGGATAAATTTGTTCACTTCATTACTAAATTAGAAATAAAGAAAAAGACTTTATTGGAAAGGCAAGAGAAGCGTGTTTGCTAAAGAATATAAAATCAAAGCCGTTCCAGCATCCAGACCTAAAGTACCAAGATACGGGCATCCGTATTATCCCAAAAGATATACAGAATTTAGAAAAAGATGGTTAGAAATTACTAAACCCGATTGGCCAGCCATTCAAGCAGAAATGGAAAACACAGAAGAATACGAATTTTCCTTTGAATTTTGGTGTGCTAAACACGCAAAGTCGGATCTAGACAATGTGGCTAAGGCTTTAGAAGACGAATTAGTTAAAGCAGGTGTGATCTTAGACGACAACCTCATCGTAGTAACCAAGGCAAGAAAACATTTCAATGCCGGTTATGACGCAATAAAAATATTTATCAGGAGAATTAAATAATGGAAAATCGGAGATTTTAGTCAAGAACATTTGCAGGTAGTCTTAAAAGAATTAAACGCTAAAATGGCAGGAATTAGTGAGGACAAAAAATGATTTTAGACTTAACTAAATTAAACACTGCACAACTTAATTCAATCCATAGTATTGTTGGTCATTTTATAAATGTGAAAACAGAAGGTGGTCATGAAAAACCAATAAGTGTGATTGATATACCTAATGAAGCATTGTCTAAGTAATTAGTCACTAATAAGAAAGGAGAGTCAATGGAACAAATCAGTTTGCTGGACGAGGTCGATGAAAAAGCCACGATCGAAAATGTCAGATCATTCTTCAAGTCAAATCATAATCGCCCCAGTAGATTCGAGCGTTTAGTCGCTCAAGCCGGGACATCGACCGATGATTTAAAGTCTTCGATCTGGTCGGATATGCCTAAATCCGTTTCAGTTGAAAACTCCCAAGAAAACAAAGTCTTTCGTCGTATGGAAGCTCAAAGCCAGTTACAAGCCTGTCTTTTATCGATTAAAAACATCCCCTTAAAATACCGTCGTTTATTTATCAGCTATTACGTCGATAACATCTATCACGATCGGCAGTGGACTGATGTTTCTACTGCTCATGGTTATAGTCGAACAGAAGCCAACGAACACATGAATAAAGCTCTGCTCTGGTTTGCCGATGCCTATGTAGGAGAATACGACTTTCACATTTATAAAAAAGCGGACAAACACACTACAAACGTAGGTCTTGCATAGTACAAATAATTTGTATATTAGTAGTATCGAAAGATTAAAGATATGAAACAAACGATTATTTATACGAAAAACAATTGTCCGCAATGCAAAGCTACTAAGCGCTGGCTTAACGAACACAATATCGATTATCAGGAAATTAACACAACGAACGACCAAAACGCCATTAACCATTTAAAAAGAATTGGTGTTGAAAGGTTGCCGTTCGTTGTTACTGATAAAGGCAATTTAACAGGGTTTCAACCCGCAGTATTAGAAAAGCTAGTCTAACGACCGGCTTTTTATTTTGTTCAATACATGATAAACATTAAAAGCATTGCAAGCCCTAATAAGTGGGCATAAGGAAATTATAATGACAGATATAGAAAAAGATATTAATTTTTTTAATGCACGTATTAACGAATTTGAGCAACATGTTAAAAAAGCAAAATTCTATTACGAGCAAATAAAAATTGCCCAAAAAAATAGAGCTAATTTAAACAAACTTTATCCAGAAACCATGCAGCCTGAGACAAAGTCACCTGCTGAATTAAGTTTGCGTATTGGTAATTTTGAAACACCTACTAATATTTTGAACATTAGCTTAAGGGATTTGTCAGATAAAGAAGAAAAAGACATTGACGATTTACTCAAATGGAAAATTGTTTATCTGAAACATTGTGGCGATAAAGAGTTTGAATTAGCAAAGAAATTAGTAACAGCTAAACCGATTTAATCGATTTTATTTTGGGGGATTAATGAAATTCATAGCATTTATCGTGGCAATCACATTCTTTGTGATTGCTTTTAATTTACATAGAAAACCAAATATTTCTGAATCCAAAATCAATGAATTAAATGGCAACAATGATTATCAAATTCCACAAGAAGTTATTGATGCGATGAATGTTATCAAACGTCAACACAAAAGTGAATTAAGAAGAATGCATAGAAAGTCAGTACATAAATGAATTGGACACCGGAACTATTAAACAAAGTTGAAGATTTTTGTCATAGCGGTTATACAAACGCCCAAATTGCAAAAAAACTCGAAAACGATGGCTTATTCGTTACTAAAAACGCTGTGAAACACGTTTGTACTGATCATCATTTTAGTCGCGGCAATCGTTCAAATGGTGATCACGGAAATATACAAAAAGTTGATGGTAACGAGAAAGAATCAGTAGAACAAGATATTGATTATAACGATGATGAAACAATTCGTAATGCACGTATTACTTATCGTTATATGAGCTTCAGGGACAAGAAAAAGAAAAGTCCAAAGCAAATTCTTAAATATGCCGGTTACGATCCTGATAAATGGATACTTGTTTCAGCACATCCAAATGAATGGACTGTTACATCTGCCAATGAAGCACCAAAGTGGAATTTCCAGTTCAAGATTTCAATTAAACCAAAAACACAGTCCGATTTATCTACTGATGACTTGATTAAATTGTTCAATGAAAAGATCGAGCCAATCAAGTTAATCAAAACCGGTATTTCTGGTAAACACAATTTGGTTATTGCTTGTTCTGATTTTCATTTTGGGATTACCAAATTCGAAGATATTGAAGATCATTTTAACGATTTGATAGCTTTGATTCATGAAGGATGGAAACAGATTTGGATAGTTCAATTAAATGACTTGTTGCATTCCGATGCCTTAAATTCCTCTAAGACAACTAAAGGCACAGAATTAGATCCAATTGATTTTGTACAAGCTGTCAGAGATGCTGAAAAATTCATGTTTCCGATTGTCGAGGAATCTTATAAATATTCTGATGAAATGCACATGTTCGATATAAATGCTAACCATGACGAAACCACTGGTTTCATGTTTGAAGAAATGTTGCGTGTTAAATATCCACACATGGATATAGAAGTTAATAACGATTATCGCAAAGTGTTTATGGTTGGAAAATCAATCGGTATTATCGCTTTGCATGGTCATGCGGGTAAAACTAAAGCACCAATGTTATTTGCGACTGAAGCGCCTGATATTTGGGCTAAATCAACTTACAGAATGGCATTATATGGACATTTTCATAAAGAAGTTGTAAATGACGACTTTGGTTTAGTTGAACACCAAGTCGGTACATTTAAAACAACTGATCCTTATGAAAGCAAGAACGGTTATACGATGGCAACCAAGAAGATGGAATGTTTTGAATTTGATGATTCCACCTTAAAAGCTATTCATTATATATAGAAGGAAAACTATAAACCAGACGAAAGCTGTCATGTCGGTAAACGCAGCATACATATTATGAATAAACAAATTAAACAATTGAATAAATATCCACCATTAATATTCGTTGATGTGTATGGCAAAGACCATTCGGTCGTGAATATCAAAGAATTCTATTTATATAACCAGAGCTTAAATTGTTATTGCTCTGGTTTTTTATATGGCCAAGCAGAACTAACGAACGTGCCAACGAAGATTAATGAAGTTGAATTGCAGGCGGCAATTAGAAACGGATTCAATTGTGATGAAAGGTGGGTGATTAAATGATTGTTCCATTTAATAACAACGAGGATATTTCATCCCCAAATAAACACGAGCATATTCAAGTTCGCTTTAATAATTTGAATGAACCAGAAGTATTTGTTGATGGCATTAAAAAAGAAATCGAATACATTAGTTACGAATACAATCGTGACAAAACTGTTGGTCAACCCAGATGGATTGATATTGAATACCTTGATCACGGTGAAGTTAAAAAGATATACGAAGATAATTCCAGGAGGATTTAGTAGTTATGAATGATTTGGAAATCGTAAAGCAATTAATGGAAAAAGAAATCAAAGAATTACCTAATGATAGTCCTTTTAAAAAATTAAAATTTAATAAATCCACTGGAAATTATTCACTTCCTAAAGAAGTTGAGGACAAGATAATGCAAGGAAAAATTAAATAATGGGTAACAGAAAGGATTGAACGAATGCCTAGAGTTGTTAGTTGCCATCACTATGGTTGTCACAAGCTAGCAGTCTATCCGAAACATTTCTGTAGCGAACATATCGATGAAGAACAAGCATTCATGGAAAAGAGATTAAAATGGCACAATGCTCACAAGAAAGATTACACACATAAGTACAATGCGATTAAACGTGTGCGAAATGATGTTAAACGTGAACAGAACGTTTTCTATCATACAAAACAATGGAAAATATTACGGCAACAAGTATTAGACAAGCAACATTACTTATGCCAGTATTGTTTACTTCATGAGCGTGTTATGCCAGCGAAAACAGTTGATCATCGTGTACCAATAACTTTTGATTTGAGTAAGAAAGCAGACATCAATAATCTTGATGTGATTTGTCCGAGTTGCCATTATAAGAAAGATAGATTTGAAGCTATCTATTATGGTGCTCAGACTGGTGACAGACGAAACGATGTTGATCCGATTCTAAAGATAAAGCTAATTGATCATTACATGAATCATTTAGATCAGATATCAATTAAATAAAAGGAGATAGGGACTTTAATTAGTTCCTTTTTTTGTATGGAAATTTGGAAAGACATTAAAAATTATGAAGGATTTTATCAAGTCAGCAATAGAGGACAAATACGTTCATATAAGAATGGGCTAAGAAAAATACAGTTGAGACATGATGGATATGTTCAATTACTTTTGTATAAGAAAGGCATATCCAAGATGTTTAAAGTTCATCGTCTTGTAGCTCAAGCATTTATCCCAAATCCTGATAATTTACCAGAAATTAATCATAAAGATGAAGACAAAACTAACAATCATGTCGATAACCTTGAATGGTGTGATAGATCATACAACAATACTTACAATAGTTTGAATAAAAGACGTGCAAGTCCAACTGCTAAAGCAATTGTTGCGATAATTAATGGTAAAAGGATTAATTTTCCTAGTTCAAGTGCTGCTGCAAGAAAATTAGGTATCAGTACTTCCGGAATTCATGATTGTTTGCGTGGAAACAAGAAAAAATGTTTTGGAATGGTCTTTAATTACGCTTGATGGTGACCGTCTTTAGGGAAGCCTCGAATTTAAATGACCATCATCCGTTTTAGTAGTTAAAATCATTTGAAAAATTAGTTTTAAGCAATTTAAAAATCAAACGTATGTTCGTATGAAAATCAAATTAAAATCACGCAGAAACAAAAATACCCCCCCGCATAGTTTGATTTAGGGAGTGCGCACCATACGTCGACACCTCTCCTCAAAATTCAATTTTGAAAAACTTTTTATAGGGGGGCTCTGGCAAAAATAGGATAAATTCGAAAGAATTCCTTTAAAATTAAGGAATTTTTTTGTTATTTGCGAACTTTTAGCCAAAAAAATACAAAAGGAGGGACAATTTTGAAGAAAAATTTCAAAAATTCCAATAACGGGAAGCTTTCAAAACGCCCTCCTGTTCAGCTTGGTGGTATTGCACAAGCCATGTGGAGAAAAATCGTTCCCGTTTTAGAGGATGAATCGGCCGTTGAAAAGATTGATGCGAATTTGGTTGAGCTTTATTGTTCACAGTATGAAATTTACAGAAATGCTTACAAACACATTCGTGAAAACGGATCCGTACAGGCGATTTACCATACCCTTCAAGATAATTTAGGCGAAAAGATTGGAACGGATTTTGCTGGTTACAAAAGAAACCCTTCAACACAAATTTATTCCGATGCAGTCACTAAACTAACCAAACTTGGATCCGAATTAGGTTTGAGCCCAAAGTCTAGAGCGGAATTAATGAATATTCAAGAAGATGATGATCAAGAAGATGATGAAGCTTTTGAAGAAGCCTTTAAAAAGCTGGGAGGTGGCTAATGGATGGATAAAATAGATCTTACTCAAAGCCACGATGTAATCGGAGCTTATAAATCGCAAGACTATTCAAAAGTTAGAGAGAAATACCAGGACGAAGGCACAAAATACGCTTTTAGCGTTCTTGATGAAAAACAGATAGCTGGTTATTTAATGAAACTGGCTTGTTTTCGTCATGTCCAAGATTTAAGAAGAATTGATGAATGCAATGATTTTGAATATTATTACGATTTAAAAAAGGTCAACTCTATTTTGGAATTTGCAAAACTTTGTCCTGATGTTAATGCTCGTCATCCTTTGCCTTTAATGCCTTGGCAGAAATTTATCTTAGCTGAGTTGAACGGTTGGCAAGATCAATTTAACGATGATCGATTTATTGAAGCAGAAGTTAGTGTGGCTCGTAAACAAGGAAAAACATATTTTGCCGGAATCGATCTTGCTTATTCTTATTTGATAGAAGGTTACGGACTTTCTAATCAAGATTTTCTTGCCGCTGCTAACACAACTGATCAAATAGATAAATTGTTTGGCTACACAGCTTTTATGATTGAATATTTGATTAAGAATAATCCAGTTTTCAAGAAAATCCAAAAAGATGAAAAAATTTTGATTCAAGAGAAAATTATCAAAACAAAGCGTTCGATAAATAATCGTTTTGTTCGAATTTCCAATGAATCAGGCAAGTTTGATGGCTATCATTTCATGAAAGCTATTTATGACGAAGCTGGGGATGAAAAAGCTGGTAAATATACTTCACGAATTGCTACCGGACAAACCGATGTCCCACATCATCAATTTATTAAAATATCTACGGCTTATGAATTTATAGGAACTGAATTTTACAACGATATTAAAAGATTGATTGAAAGCATGGAAAAAGATTATGATCGTGCAAACGATGACCAGCTTTGTTTGGTTTGGGCTCAAGATTCCGAGAATGAAGCTTTTAAACCAGATACTTGGGAAAAATCAAACCCTCTAATTACTTTTTCTGAAAATAAAGATAAGAACATTCAAAGCATTATCAAACTTCGGAACAGTTTAGAAAATAAAGGCAAGATGGCTGAATTCCAAAACAAAACTATGAATATCTATCTGCAAACTAAAAAAGATAGTTATTTAAAATTAGCCGATGTTGAGAGTGCGATTGTTCCTGATTTTGATATTCATGGCCGAGAAGTTTATATCGGTTTTGATTACTCACTGGCTTCTGATAATACGGCTTTTGGTTTTGCTTTTCCTTATTTCGATGAACGCAATCAGCCAAAATTCCATCTTTTACAGCATTCGTTTATTCCTTGGAATCACGCTGGAAGCATTGAAGCTAAAGAAAAGCAAGATGGCATTAATTATCGAGAGCTGGAGAAGAAAGGCTTTTGTACAATTACAAGTCATTTGCAAGGATTGATTAATGTTGATCAGGTTTATAAATGGCTTTTGAATTTCGTGGAAGAAAATGAATTGAAAGTCATTTATTTTGGCTACGACCGTTATGGTTCGTATCAAGTTAAGAATTTGACTGAAAGCCTGCTTGCTAATCAGCCTTCTTGGTTAGTTCAGGACTTAAGACAAATAACTTCGGTCTTGTCTGATCCGACTAAATTCTTACAAGAAATATTTGTCACACATAAAGTTAGCCGTCTTGATGATGCTGTTTTAGAAAAAGCTTTGTTAAATGCCGTAATTAAAGCTGATAAGATTGGCATTCAGGTTGATAAAGATAAAGCCACGATGAAAATTGATGTGGTTGATGCGTTGATTAATGCTTTAGCACAAGGCATGCATCATTTTGATAATAATTCGAATTTCAACAGCGAGTCAGAAAGACTCAAAAGAATGTCGGCTGATGAATTAGAAGCTTGGTATAAAGAAAAAGGACTTATTTAATTATGATATTTAAGACAATTTTTAAAGCATTTTGGCACTATTTTGATGCGATTTGCTTTGTTTTAGCTCTGGTATTCGTTAATATTGGAGCTTTTTTAATACTCAATAAAATAGCTTTTATTACGGTCGGTTTATCGCTTGCTTTAATTGGCTGGCTTTCAGAAATTGCCATTGACAGCAAAGGAGGTGGTAAATAATGCCGTTGTTTCACTCGAATTTTCATATTAGAGATTCGACAGCAAAAGCTTCTATTCCAATTGAAGGCTGGACAAATATCATAGATTTTCTTAATCCGAAAGAAGATCATTATGTTGGTTCTTGGAAGGCTTTAAGAAATCCCGATATTCAAGCAGCGATTCAATTATTGGCTGGTGATTTAGCAACAGTGGAATTATCTGCAGACGCTACAAGAGCACAAGGCATTTTAGATAATCCTTCTTCAACGGCAAATGCTCGAACGTTTTGGATAACGATGTTTGCTCAAATGATTTTAGGCGGCGAATCATTTGCTTACCGATGGCGCAATGCAAATGGCATTGATTCTCACTGGGAATATTTAAGGCCATCGCAAGTGCAGACTTTTGAATTGTCTGATGGTTCTGGTCTTGTTTATAACTTGTCTTTTGATGAGCCCGATATTGGCTTAATGCAAAACGTGCCACAGTCCGACATGATTCATTTGAGATATTTTTCAATGAATGCAATGACTGGCTTTAGTCCTCTATATTCATTAGCAACCACCTTAACGATTAAACAAAAAGCGGATTTGTTATCTAAGAATGCTTTAAGCCAATCGGCAACAACCAGTAGTGCGTTAAAAATTGACACAACCAATTTAAACGACACTTTGGCTAAAGGCAGGGCAAAAGTAATTGGCGAACAATTAAATAATTCTGCAGGACAACCAGTTGTCTTGGCTGAAAACGAAACTTTAACGCCATTGGAAATTCAATCCAATTTAGCTCAATTACTAAGTCAAGTTGATTGGACTTCTACACAAATTGCCAAGGCTTTTATGATTCCTGATTCTTATTTGAACGGTCAGGGTGATCAACAGTCTTCGCTTGATCAAATTAGTGGCTTGTATGGAAATACATTGAATCGTGATTTACAAAATGTTTTAAGCGAACTTAACAATAAATTGAATGCCGACATCACTGGCGATATTAGAAAAGCAATTGATCCGAGTGGCGATAGTTATGCAGTTACCTTATCAACTGTTGCCAAAAATGCCGGTCTGGCTTCTAATCAGATAACTTATATTCTGCAAGAATCCGGTTTTATTCCTGATGACTTGCCAGATGCCAAACAAAATGCTCAACCAATTCAATTAGTTCAAAGTGTGGCAGCAGATCCGCCACAGGAAGGAGAAAATGTTGACAGTACAAATTGATGTTAAAAACGACATTATTGGTGCCGATTCAGAACCAATGTATCAATTCTTCGGTATGAATTATGTTGCTCCAGAGCAAATTCAAAACGCTCTGGCAAGTGCTAAAGCCAACGAAGATATTGAAATTGATATTGATTCCAATGGCGGTGAAGTAAGTGCTGCAAGTCAAATTTATTCAATGCTTAAAGCTTATCCAGGACAAGTTAATGTCTTTATTCAAGGCATTGCCGCTTCTGCTGCTTCTATCATTGCGATGGCTGGTGACAAGATTTCTATTTCACCAACGGCACAGATTATGATTCACAAATGCTTGGCTGCGACTGATAGTGCTAATGCTGATGAGCTTCGTCAAATGGCTGCTCAAAATGACAGCGTTGATATTGGAATTGCTAACGCATACATGCTGAAAACGGGGATGAGCCAAAGTGACTTGTTCCAATTAATGAGCAATCAAACCTTTATGGATGCCAAAACAGCAATTGACAAAGGCTTTGCAGACGAAATGGCATTTACAAGCAAAACTCAAACCGCAAGTGATAAAGCTCCGGTGTTTGCTAATTCCATTGCAAAGTTGCCTTCAAGAGAAACGATTGATAAATTCAATCTTCTCATGGGCAAAGCAAAAGCCTTTGACAAAATCAGTGAAGCACAAATACCTTCTGAAGAAGATTCAGAGGAAGTTGCACCAAAAGAAAATAAAAAAACTAATAGTCAGCCATCGTTAAGACAACGCAAGCTGGCTATTTTATTAGGAGATAAAAAATGAACGTAAACGAAATTAATGATGCATGGGTTGCTTCTGGACAAAAAGTTTCAGACCTCAATGCAAAAATTAACACTGCCGTCCTCGATGACGAGAACTATGATGAAGCAGCTGTTAAAGATTTGAAAGGCCAACGTGATAAAGAAGTATCACGCCGCAACGACTTGAAAGATGCTTTGGAACAAGCTCGCAAAGATGCCAAAGTTATCAAGCCAAAGCAAGAAGTCAAAGATGTTGTTTCTGATGTTAAACCAAAGAAAGACATCGTAGAAATCAAAAAAGATTTCGTTAATAACTTTCGTGGGTTAATTAGAAATGATCCACGTGTTTTGAATATGCTGACTTCATCGACTGATGACCCAGCAACTGTTGCCGGTGCTCTTGGTTCTGGTTTGGTTATCCCTCAGGATATTGAAACTGCTATCAACACATTAGTTCGTCAGTATGCTTCTCTTCAACAATATGTAAAAGTTGAATCAGTTGGTACGCAAACCGGTTCTCGTGTATATGAAAAGTGGACTGATGTTACTCCATTGGCCGACTTGGATGATGAGACCGCAACGATTGGTGACAACGATGATCCTCGTTTGACTAAAGTTTCTTACGCTATCCATCGTTATGCTGGGATCAACACGGTTACTAATTCTCTGTTGAAAGACACTGATGAAAATATTCTTGCTTGGCTTGAAAGCTGGATTGCACGTAAAGTTGTTGTTACTCGTAACCAAAAGATTTTGAGTGCCGTTTCTGCTTTGCCTGGCAAGCCATCTATTGCCAAGTTCGATGATGTTATCAACCTTGCTGATACTTCTGTCGACCCTGCAATCATCAATACTTCTGTATTTATGACTAATGTTTCTGGTTGCGCTAAGTTACATCAAGTCAAGGATGCCTTTGGTAACTACTTGATCCAGCCAAACAACCAAGCAGGTATGGGTATGACAATGCTTGGTCATCCAATTGTTATGATTTCTGACCGTTGGCTACCATCTGCCGGAACTGCTTCAGCTCCACAATATCCTCTGTATTATGGTGATCTTTCACAAGCCGTTACTTTGTTCGACCGTGAAAACATGGAATTGCTCTCTACAAACATTGGCGCTGGTTCATTTGAGAAAGATCAGACGAAGATCCGTGTTATCGATCGTTTCGATGTTGAACCGACTGATACTGAAGCCTTTGTTGCTGGTTCGTTCACTGCAATTGCTGACCAGCAAGCTAACTTCGCTGCAAGCTCTAGTTCATCTGCAAGTTGATTATTTTTATAGCGACTAAGGCTAAAAACTTACGAACAGGGTGAGAAGCCTGTTAGAAAGGGATATTTATGACTGTTACGCTCGATCAATTAAAAAATTCTTTAAGAGTTGAAACTACTGATGATGATATTCAACTTCAAACTTATATAGTCTCGGCTCAAAACTATTTGATTAATGCTATTGGTCCAGATGATGCTAATAATACTTTTTATTCGGATAGTGGTAATGCTTCCTTATTTGATACAGCCGTGATTGCGATTGCTTCTGGCTATTATCTTTATCGAACTGCTTTATCTAATCAAACAGCTGTACCAATTGATTTGGCAACTAACTCGATTATTTCTCAATTAAGAGCTAAATGGGATGTTTGGCAGCAATCATTGACGGATGGTAATAGCGATGGCATATAGTCCCTTTCAATTAAACAAACGTGCGAATATCGGTTCAATTAATCCTATCCAAAATGAAGCAACCGGCGCTTCTGTAAAACAATTTGTTCCTCAATTTTCTCGTTGGTGTGCAGTCAAGTTAAGGACAATGAACCAAACATATCAGCTTGTGAGTATGCAATTGCAAGATACGGTTGATTTGATTTTTAGGCACGATCCTTTGCTTCAATCCGGTTTACAAATTCAACTAGAGGGTGTTATCTATAATATTCTTTCCGTTTCACCAGATGAAAGCACTGATTTAGAGCGTTATGACATTGTCACAATAGAAAAAATCACGAAAGCTGGTTCAACTACCAATGGCTGATAACGATTTAGATGAGCAGTTTAAAAGTTGGTATGAAAACGTTGTAAAGACTTCTCAACTAACAATTAAAGAACAGGCTCAAATTACTAAAGCCGCTGCCGATGCTGGAGCGGAAGTCTTAAAAAAGGAAACTAGAGAAAAACATTATCGTGATCGCAAGACAGGCAGTGATCCACATTTAGCTGATTCGATTTATGCCGAAGCAAACAACGTTGACGGAGATAAAGATGGTACAGCAATTTTCGGCTTTGACCCAAAGAAGGCTTACATTGCAAGATTTATCAACGATGGTACTAAAAGAATTTCTTATACTTCTGGTAAAAAGACAAGGCACGATAGCAAAGGCCGAGCTTATGCCCGTGGTGGCAAGACATCTATTAATGGTGACCATTTTGTTGACATTGCTAGAAAAGATGCTAAATCAACTTCTTGGGAAGCGGAAAAGAAAGCATTTCAAGAAATTATTAAAGAGAAAGGATTTTCATAATGAGAGCTGTTATTGAAATTAAACAGATCATTACAGATGGTGCTTTTTCTTGGATAGATAATATATATTCCGATGCTATTCCGGAAAATGTATTGACGGACGAAGATAATGCCGGAAATGTTGTGACTGATTGTTTGATTACCGAGACAGATAATTCACCGACAACTTGGGGAAACAATACCTTTACAGAAATTAACGAAGGCGTAGAAATACGTCTTTTTTATTCGCTTAATTTGCCTTCGACCTTTGACATGGGAGCATCTGAAATTGCTCTTATGAGACTACTTTTAGCCAACAATTGGCAGATTAATCGGACCGATGCACACTATCAAGACCCTGATACCGGTCAGACAATTTCGTCTATTTACGTATCAAAACTACAAACGATTTAGGAGGTAGCTAATGGCTACAGTTGGTTTAAATTTAGTCCAGTTTGCATTATTGGACAGTTCGGGAAATATTATTGCTAATGCAGAAACAGGCTTGTCTGCAACTGGTGTTTATAAAGTTGCGGATGGTGTTATCAGTGCCAAAACGGCAAACATTACCGGAATTGAAGTTGCACCAACGGTAATCTATGGAAATGATGAGGCAGTTGATTTATCGACTCCAAATGGATCGCCAACGGTTGCGCTTGATTTCAACGATTTGCCTTTTGACATTCTCAACAAATTACTGGGAAATGTAACCGATGGAAAAGGCGGTTATGTGACTGGCGCTAAACCAAGAGTTGCGATGTTGATTGGTTCCCACACTTTGAACAAAACAAACATGGTTTACTTCGGTTTTGCTAACGGACAGTTAATTAATCCGGATGCAAGCAATGGCACTAACACCAATGCCGAGACCCGTGCTGATGACACACTTACTTATACATCTCTACAAAATCCAAACTGGAATGGCAAAAATATCAAGACCTGGTATGATGCTGATCCCACATTCGACCAAGCAGCCATGTTAGCTGATGTGTTCGGTGGCTATGTATCTCCCAGTACAGGCAAATGAGGTTGATTCCGCAATAGTTGGAACAGCTGAGGCCGGTTAATTAAATATTGGAATATCCGAAAGGGTGTTCTTAAAGGCTATTCAACCATTCTCCGTTGGGTAGCCGTTAAGAGCATCTTTTTTTAATGCTCAATTTAAGGAGAAATTATGAAAATTACTGTTAAAGAATTTCAAGAAAAACCATTCGTGGTTAAGGCTTCAAATCGGAATATAAAGAAAGCTATCAAGTTGCAGTTAGCAGCAAGCAAGATTGATGACACGCAAGATAAATCAATGGCTGAGGTTAGTGAAAATACTCTGGCATTCTTTGATGAAGAAAAAGCTTTCTTGTGTGATGTCTTAAAACTAAATGCTAAACAAGCCGATATGTTTGATGACTTAGATTTCAAAGAAACAGGCGATGTACTTGGCAATGTAATTTCAAAACTTCTTAATAATTCCCAAGAAGCGAAAGTTAGTGAAGAGCCAAAAAAATAGAATCGCCCGGAGAACGGGTGTTTAGGATTCGAAACGAATTAGAAGATTTCAATTTATTTGCCAAAAACGCCATGCAGTATTGGCACTGGGGCTTAGACGAATTCTTCGATACTGATTATTACGAATTAATCGAGGTAATGAGTGCTAAAGAAAAGAAGGATCGTGTCCAAGATCCGATGAGTCTATTCGGGGCAATTTCAGGAAAGGGGTAATTTATGTCAGATAGTAAAGTCTCTGGTGAGATGGGAACTAAATATACCATCGACGGTAGTCAAGCGATTGAAACATTAAAAACATTAAAATCCGCTGTCAGTGAAACTACTTCTTCTTGGAGATCTCATGAAGCAGCCTTAAAATCCAGTGGTGATACAGTAGCAGCTGCAAAGACCAAATATGAGGGCTTAAGCGATGCGGTTTCCAAACAACAAGCTGTTTTGGATCGCTTAAAGTCCGAACAGAGCAAAGTTAATACCGAGACCAATGAAGGTCAACAACAGTATTCAAGTTATCAAAAACAAGTTGACGGTGCAACTACTAAATTAATTTCATTAACTACTCAACAAACTAAAGCCAAAGATGCTTTTGAGTTACAAAATTCTGGAATTTTAAAACTTAATGATTCGATCAAACAATCTGTTTCTGTTACTAATTCTTATGTTGAAAGATTAAAAGCCGAAGGCAACGAATCTGAAGCCACGAAAACTAAAATCAATGGTTTAAAGGATCAGCAATCTTTATTAAGTGATTTATACACCAAACAAAAAGAGGAGCTTGATAAATTAAAATCAGCTGAAGGCGATAACTCCGAAGCAATTGCTAAACAGACTATTCGTGTTAACGAAACAGCTAAGAGTATGGCAGAAGCTAAAACCCAAGCTAAAGATTTGCAATCGCAGACCGATAAGAGTTCTTCGGGTGGTTTCTTTACAAGCTTAAAAGACAAGGTTCTAGGTGTTAAGTCTGCCGAAGACAAAACTTCAAAATCAACCAGTAGTTTAGGCGATATTATTAAAGGCTCTTTTATTGGAACAACTATTACTAATGCTGTTCAGAATTTAGCTGGAAATATAAAAAACGTAGCTACTGAATCATTAGAACTGGCTGAAAGTGCTGAAAAGAATGAGGCTGTTTGGAAAACTTTAGGTGTTAATGATACCGGAATAAAATCATTAACTTCTGAAATGAAAAGTTTGAGAGCTGCTACAGGTCTGAGTGAAGATAATGTAACCAGTCTTCAAAAGAAATTCTATTCACTAACGGGATCAGTTTCGAGTGCTGAAACCTTAACAAAAGGTGTTGCCACTTTAGGCGCCTCCTTAAGATTATCAGGTGATCAAACAACTACCTTAGGCTCTACTTTGGACAAAGTAGCACAATCTGGCACAATGACAACTGCTAATTTGGAACGAATGGAAAAACAAGCACCTGGAATTGGCGCAGCTTTGGCTAAAGCCGCTGGGATGTCAACAACAGCATTTACTTCAATGGTTGGTGCCGGTAAAATGACTTCAGCTCAACTTGAATCATTATTGGGCAAGATTAGCAATAATTCATCATCAACTTTTTCGAGTTTTGGCAAAACTTCTGAAGGAGCAATGGACAAGTTGAAGGGATCTTGGCAGAATGCCGAAGCAGCCATGGCTAAGCCTTTAGTCTCTGTTCAAAGCACTGGCTTAAGTGCTATTACGAAGGTTCTTTCTTCCAATGCAACACAAAAATTATTTCAAGGTTTGGGAACTGCAATTGCTGGAACAGCAACTAAATTCGCTTCTTTCATTAGTTATATTGGCAACCATCAGAAAGATATTTCAACTCTGGTTACGAGTATTGGTGGAATTGCCAAAGCGTTTGCCGTTGGTATTTGGAATACAGCCAAAGATATGATTACCGGAATCGCTAAGGGCTTTGATGCAATAACTGGTAGCAGTAAAAAATCAAAAGATGCACTTGGCGGGATTGCTGGATTATTAAAAAGTATTTCTGGCCACAAAACAGCGATTGAGGCAATTGGCGCTGCTTTTGTTACTTGGACAGTCCTTTCAAAAACAACCGCTTTAATTATGGGAATTGCAAAGAGCTTTGCGACCTTTGAAGTTGCTATTAAGGGTGTTACTAAAGCTGAAGAAATAGCTACTATACAACAGAAAATTATGAATACTGCTGTGAAAGCAAGCATTTTCGCCCTTATTATTACGGCTATTTTAGCTGTGGTGGCAGCTTTAGTTGAATTGTATAAACACAATGCTAAATTTCGTGCTTTTGTAAACGGAATCATTAAATCCTGTGAAGATTTATATAAAGGAACAATTAAATGGTTCCAAGATATGTGGAAAGGCATTACCAGTGGATTAAATAGTTTTGAGAAAAACTTTTCTAAAGTTTGGAGCGAATTCGGCTCTGATCTGGAAAAAATATGGTCAGCATTGTGGAAAACTATTAAGGATATTGCGTCAACTGCATGGAATATTATTGAAGTTGGTATTCGAGCATTTGCCGATGTCTTCAAACTTCTTTGGAATGGAATTGCTCTGGTATTCAAAGGCGATTGGAATGTAATGAAAGCAGTCGGTAAAGCCGCATGGGACTGGATTAGTTCTGTGATGGGGTCTGTATTCAATGCAATCGGGCGTACATTCAAAAACACTTGGAATGGAATTGCAAGTTTCTTCAAAGGAATTTGGGATGGCATTAAATCTGTCGGTAAATCTTCTTGGGATTGGGTTGGAAATAAACTCGGCGGAGCATTAAAGAGCATTGGCAGTACTTGGAAATCAATGTGGAACGGTGTTGAAAGTTTCTTCTCTGGAATCTGGAAGTCGATTAAAAAAGATGCCAAAACCGGAATTAATGATGTTATTGGCATAATTAATGATGGAATTGGTGGTATTGACGATGTTATCCACGATTTTGGTGGTTCAAAAACTGCAATTAAGAAGATTCCTAAGTTTGCTAATGGAACACAAAATGGTGCACCTGCTGGATTAGCAATGGTTAACGATGGCAAAGGTAAAGAAGCGATCATTGATAACTCTGGTGACATGCATGTTCTTTCTGGTAAAAATCGCTTAGTTAACTTCTCAGGTGGTGAAACAGTTGTTCCTTATGAAGCAACTAGATCAATTCTTGGCGATTCTGTTAGTCATTTTGCTTCTGGTACTGATGGCTGGCTGAGTTCTATCGGTTCATGGTTCAAGGATAAATGGACCGAATTAACTGATATTATCGCTCATCCTGTTCAAGATTTAGAAAAAGTTATGACTAAAGCCGTTAGCAGTACAGTCGGCGGTGCTAGTGATCTCGTTGATGATTTATCGACTTCATTAGGTAAAGGACTAGTTGAAGGAATATCTGACCCATTAACCAAATTGTTGAAGTCTTTGAAATCTTCACATGATAGTGCGGAATCTAACCCATCTGGTTCTGGAGTTACTCGTTGGGAACCAATTATTAAAGAAGCAGCCAAAAAGATGGATGTCAATTTAACAGCTGCTGGTATGACCGCTGTTCTAAAACGAATTAATCAAGAATCTGGTGGTAGTGCAACTGTTGTTAACGACTGGGATTCAAATGCCGCTAAAGGCACACCTTCAAAAGGTTTATTGCAATATATTCAATCGACTTTGGATTATTGGGAGCCAAAAGGTGTTACACCCAATCTTTTAAATGGTTATGATCAATTACTTGCTTTATTCAATGATAGTAATTGGCTAGCTGATATTAGTGTGTCTGGCGGCTGGGGTCCAACTGGATTAAAAAAATATGAAAATGGTGGTTTTGCGAATACGGCTTCTATTTTTGCTGAAGCCGGTCCAGAGGTTGCAATCCCACTTGATCTTGCTAAACATTCGAGAGCTGTTGAGCTATTAAATGAAACGAACAAGATTGTAAATAATAGTGCGGCCGCAACAGCTGGGACTACAAGTACAACTGATAGTAGTAAAACCGAAAGTCTGCTTGTTCAAGCTGTTCAATTATTATCTGCACAGCTTACAGAAACAAAGAAAAACGGCAACAAAACCCCACAAATTGTTTTTTCAAGAAATCAGTTCTATAAATTGCAGGATCAGGATCAGCGTGTAAAAGGTATACAAACATTGTGAGAAAGGATGATTAATGAATAACATTAAATTTTATTTCAAGATTGGTGATGATATAGAAAAAGAAATTCATGATGTCTTTCCCAAGGTTTCGTATCTTGGTCATGTTGGTAGACCAGAGTTCAGTAACATTTACAATACCCCAACAATAGTTGATGGTGAGCAATTTATACAAACTGTAATAGCTCCTACAACGATAACTTGCAGATTTATAATGACTTTTAGTGATTGGTATGACTATCAATTAAATAAGAACCAATTTTATGGGTTATTTGGTAATAAAGATTTGATACGTATAAGAACAGACTCATTTCCTGCCAAAGTATTTTTTGGTCGGCCACAGTCATTTGATATTTTACCGAGTTCTGATGGCAGCCATGATTGTGTGATCGAAATTCCCTTCGATAATCCCTCTGGTTATAAGCAGTCGATCATGCGAAGTGATGCTTTGTATGAATATTCAGAAAATGCTTGGCAATTAGGTATGAACCTACCCAATGGGCAAGATTTAAAATATACCTTTAATAACGTTCCAAGCATTCGTGTTTATAACGCTTCTGACGTGGATATCGATCCTTATTTTTCAAAACACGATTTAAGGCTGTTGTTGAATTTTACAGGTCCTAACATCAGACTGGTCAATCAGACAAACGGTACAGAATGGGCTTATAACGAAGCGCAAACAATGGCCGATTCGATTATCCTAGATGGAATTGATACGACCTTAAACGGTCAATCAGCCAACTTGAATACTGATTTTGGTTATATGAAACTAGATAAAGGTTGGAACACTATTGTGGTTACTGGCGCAACGCAATATCAACTGACCTTTAGTTTCCCGTTCTTATATCTTGGCTAATAATGTAGTTGTGATTCATCTAAAGGCTAACGCCAGTTTAGAGCCTTTAGTGTGTCTACTTTGGAACACGTTTGAGGTTGAATGGGAAAAGAATTCCACTTATCAAATTACTTTTACAGCCTATGATGATAAAAGTGTTGGCTTTGAAGCCTTGGATGTTGAAGCCGAAATTGATTTTAATGGTCAGGCCTTCATAGTAAAAACTTGCGAACCAACCTTTGATTCTGGCATTTTTACCAAACAGATTACCGCTGTGCATATTTATACGACCGTCTCTCGCATTATCCAAAAGGCATCAACTGATACGACAAAGACCTATCAGCCTAAAGATGTCTTGGCTTATTACCTAGACGGCAATACGCTAGGTTTTACCTATCAAGTCGTCGGGACTTTTGCCAGCCAACAGATCGATAATCTCGGTGGTGATTCAGCTTGGGACGGCTTATCTAAAATCGTCAGCACTTGGTCGGATGCGATTATCTATCCAGATAATCAAAAAATTGTTGTTTATCAACATGACAGTTTTGTGAAGAATTTAGGCCAGCGGATCAGTTATTTGCATGATACGTCTAATGTAACCTTGACTTATGATTCGACCGGCTTAACCAATAAGATTTGGATATCTGGCAAACAAAAAGACGATGGGACTTATTACTTTACGCCACAATATGTCACAATTGATGACTCAATTGCTAAATACGGGGTCTTTGAAGCACCACCGTTATCCGATGACCGTTTCACAGACGCTACTTCTATGGTGGCTTATGCCAAAACGCAATTGTCGCCTGAACCGTCTTTTACAGTTGAAATAACAAGAATGGATAATATCCAGCCAACGCCTGGAGAAATAAGACACTTTCAAATACCTGATACGGGACTTGAAACTGATGTGGAAGTTGTTGGTTACCAATACTATCCCTTTAATAAAACACAGTTTACTGTTCTGGATTTAGCAAATACAGCTAAAACAATTTTGGATTATCAAAATAGTCAAAAGCGTTTATTAAGCCAGCTTGAACAAGCCAGAAGCGCCTATGATAACCAACTTGCGCAAGCCAATGCCACAGCGCAAAGTGCTGATGAAAATGCCAGTAAAGCCTATGACGCGCGTCTAACGGGTCAATTGGTCGATCCGAATAACCCGATTAGCACTGGAGACTTGCCAGCTTATTATATGCAAGTACCAAGCGATAACGAAGAAATGGGCCTGTCCGCAGGCTCTTTATTTTTGCCTAAAACACGGGCTGATTTAGTCGACGGGCTAGAAGACAAAATTAACCAAACAATTCCCAACACCGTGCTGACCAGTTTGAAATGGCAGGACAGTCAAGGAATCAATTACACATTATCGGTTGATCCAACTACTGGACAACTGAAATTAGACAAGGAGGCCAATTAATGGCGATATTTGAAGCAGAAGGAAACTATTTACAAAATGAAGATTTTAGAGAACATTTGAATCGCAACTGGTCAGCCGGAAACGATCAATTCGATGCCGTCAATAAACAAATCTTGGATATCGGGACGAATCCGGCTAGCTCTTCGCCAGACGAAGTAGCACAAGCTCGGATGGATGTCCACGGTAATACCTTTCAGACTCTAAAGGGCAGAGAAGATGCGCAACAGATCACAGCTGAAAATGCTCTATCAGTAGCATCTAGCAAAGCCGATGCCGACTACATCCAGCAGTACTTGAGCCAGATGTCCTATGTGCCGGAAACATTCGCCAATCTAGCAGCCTTGCAAGCAGCCTATCCAACGGGCAAAGCAGGCCTGTTTATCGTGGCCGATACGGGTCATAAATATATCTGGAGCAACAATGTTTGGACAGACGCTGGCATTTATCAATCTGCTGGTATTTCTGATGCTGATGCTGAAAATGTGTACTCAAAAATCAAAAATAGATTTTCTCTGATTGATAAAGATTCCGGAAATGGAAATGGCGGTGCACTTCTAACAAAAGTTATAGGAGATATGGGGCTCATCTGGAATGATATTAAACCAAATCCAGATACAATGGCAACCGATACATTTAACGGGATTGCATGGCACTACGATCTTTCGAAATTAGCAAACTGTTCAGCAAAGGGAGTATCTAAGTTACTTGTTGATCTACTAGCTCAATCTGATTCACAGACCGATCTTCAAATTAATGTCAATTACTACAGCGGGTCCACTCTTCTTGGTTCTTCACCGGAAAGCTATATCACAGTAGTTCCTGGAAAAATTAATCACATTAATAAGGCCATTCGAATTCTTTCATATCCTAATATAACTGACGTCGCTATTATCTTGATGCATGTAGGGGTTGTTACAAGCGATTTTCATTTTCAGACAACCGAAGAATCTATTACTCCATTATTTGAAGACCGTAATGTACAATATTCTTTATTTAATTGGCAAACTGCAGTTCAATCAAATATTACTAATCAATCTCTTGACCTTTCCATTGACAGTAATAACAGAAAAAATGTCATAGTGACAAAAACAATTGATTCTGGCGCATTCGCCGGTGTATTTTGGAAAGTGTACAAGAACGATCTTTCTTCTGCTAAATCTTTGGAGCTTATTGGACAAATTGAATCAAATGTTGATGCTGAAATTGGAATATTCTTTAACTACCATGATTCTAATAATAAACTCTTACGTGCATTAACGGTAAAGCAGTTCTATCTAACAGCGAATCAAAAGATTGACCTTCCAAGCGATTTTCCTATATTTGATGTTGATTCTACTGATTATATTGAAATGTCTATTGCGTTTAGAGCCTCTACCGATCCAGGAAGTGCATTAACATTTACGAATTTTGATGCCCGGCTATCCGACAAAGATGTAGACATAATGGAAGGATCGTTAATAAATTCTGAGAACATCGTGCATTCAATTAACATGGGTGAACTATCCTATTCAAAAGATTCTGCAGGATCAGAATGGTTTGATGGAAAAGCCATCGATACAACGACCAAATTTACTGGGATTGCCTTCAATATTTTAAATGAAAAAGTTGCAAAATTGGTTCAATCAAGTGCGAAAAAAATTGACTTTCATGTGCTTGTTAATCCTGTATCCAATGTTCCTAGCTTGCTTCTTGTAGGAAATTCTTATGACGAAAATGGTGCGTTATTAGGATCAGACACATTGAAAACATTTCACCCAAATGCTGGGAGGATATTTTCTGTTGATTCTTCGATTCCCATAAACAAGAATGCTTTCGCTATTAGTATATTTCTTTTAAGTGTTGATCCTGTTGCCTCAGGATTTGAGTTCCAAGTTGCAGATGTTTATTCCAAGCCTGTGTATTTAAGTGTGGATGAGTTAGAAGAAAATGATTCTCTTCCAGTTTTGAAACTTTCTGGAAGCACATCGGGAATGTCCCACGACGTTGCAAATACTTTTTCGTACGAATCATCTAAAAAAATTAATATTGGGGCAGGATATTTGACTGCCAAATGGCAAGGAGATAGTTCATTGTCTTATCCCAAGAAAAATTTGTCATTAAAACTATTTTCTGATCCAAATGCAAAGAATAAAAATAAGTTGATTCCGTTCAATGGATGGCAAAAAGATAGCTCATTTGTTCTTAAAGCGAACTATATTGATGCCACACAGGCACGCAATTTGGTAAATTCACAGTTATTCTCTGAGATCGTTGCCAATCGCAAGAGCCTATCTACCAATTGGATCGGCGCTGATAATTTTACTCAAATTAAAGGAAAACCAGTCCATGTATTTATGAATGAAATTGACCAAGGCTTGTTCACATTCAATACGAAAAAAGGCGAATCACTTTTTAATATGGACGACGATAATGCCGATAATATCGCTGTGTCAGGAGAAGTGAATGGCATTCCGGAAACATCGTTTAATGCCAGTTCGGCTAAGTTGGATGGCACGGATTTCAGCATGGAACAGCCAGGAGACCCGACAGCCGATATTCAGGCTAAATTCAATCGGCTAATGGCCTTTATCAACGAAAGTTCAGATACCGATTATCAAACAAATGAAGCACAATATCTTGACGTTCCTTCTTTCATTGATTATCTGATCTTTATTTCTCTGATTCAGGACAATGATGGTACGGTCAAAAATGTCATTTATGCCACCTGGGACGGCAATGTCTGGTCAGCCATTCCCTATGACTTGGACACCACGTGGGGACTGATGTGGAATGGCTCTACGATTATGGATCTAAATATGAACATATTTGATTCATTCAACGGAAATAAACTATTTTCCCAAATTATGAAGTTCCATAAATCCGACATTTTAGCTCGTTATGCAGAACTGCATGCAAACGTCTTGTCTGCTTCGCATATTATCGATACTTTTAAAAACTTTATGGCTCAAATCGATGAAAGCCAGTTGGAAAATGATCAGGCTATCTGGCCAGCCGTTCCAAGTATCAAACTGACCAATTTCGATCAGATCAGACAAGCCGTTTATACACGCACACAGGTGGTAGACCAGCAGATTCAGGATATCTAATTTAGGAAAGGAATTATTAATGTGTCAGAGCCGGTCGTTTAGTAGAGATAACCATCCCAGAAACAGTAACGATTCCAGCCAATTCTTCCGGATATAACGGCTGGTTTTCAATAAGTTATCCGATAAATTAAATGAAAAAGATAAAGGAGAGGACAAAGATATGTCATGACAGAAAATGATGGAATTAACGTTACGAAGACGTTGATGGATATTCAGCAACGACTAGTAAGGATTGAGGAACAGACCAAAGGAACACAGAAATTTGGCGAACGCCTAGACACTTTAGAAGGCAAAGTTGGAGAACATGAATCGCATTTTAAATTCCTTTATTGGGGATTATCTGCTGTTTGTGTTTTTTTATTTATTGGTGTTATAGCACCTTTGTTAGTTGATTGGTTGGCTAAAATTGGGAGTTTGAACTGATGTATAAAGCAGAGAAAAAACAAGTTAATAATATAAATAAACCAATTTACCAATTGAAAAAACAGAATGTTGAAAATTATCGAGCTGAATTAGAAAACTATTCCAAAGAAGTTACTCTATTAGCCTTAAATCAATTAGAAAAGAAACAAGTAACTGAAATTACTGGAAACCTAAATAATGACGAATTAGGGCAAAAGTTAGCTAATCCACCGTCTTTAGGTGATCTGTCCTTGCCGGCTTTTCTTGGCCAAAGTGAACCCAATAGCAAGGTTAAAAAAGAAATTGTTGACCTACCTTATGGATATTTATATTTTGATAAAGATGATCAAGCAAAGACTTATACGATTGCTTTTCACTTGGAAAAACCTGATACTTTTAATCCTTATCTTGATGCCAGAAAGACCTTTAAACAAGCTATGCCAGCGATTTTAAGAGATAACGGTTTAATTACAACCGGTGCTTTTACCTGGATTAGAATTCTAACAACGCTTATGAAACTTTAGGAGGTGATCGGTTGAAACAATTTAATATTTTAAAACTCATTTGTAGCACCGGATTGATATTGGCCGGTGCTTTTATTTTGGAGGTAATTTTTCATTGACACATAAAAAGTTAAATACAATTTTAATAACAATCTCGGCTTTATCGGCTTTTGCGATTACTTCACCGGTCTTTGCAGCCAAAGGCGATCAGGGAGTAGATTTAAGCCACTATCAGACAAGCACAGCCGAGTTCGGACAGGCAAGCGACAAGTTTGCCATTATCCAATTGGGCGGCTATTATGATGGCTACTTTAGTCCACAGTCGACTTATGCCACACAAGTAGCTTCAACGATTGCCCAGGGTAAAAGGGCACATACCTATATTTATTCTCAATTTTCTAGCAATGCTCAAGCCGACCAGATGCTTAATTATTACTTGCCAAAAGTCCAAACGCCTAAAGGCTCGATTGTGGCTTTGGATGTTGAATCAGGCAATCCAAACACGGCCAGCGTTGAATATGCCCTGGCTAAAATCAAAGCCGCTGGTTATACACCAGTTCTTTATGGCTATAAGTCATTTCTAACTGCTCATTTGGATCTAGCTTCAATTGCTAAAACTTATCCCTTGTGGCTGGCTGAATATCCTAACTACAACGTAACGACTAGTCCGAACTATAACTATTTCCCTAGTTACGACAATATCGGTATCTTTCAATTCACATCGACCTATAAGGCTGGTGGCTTAGACGGTGACATTGATTTAACTGGGATTACCGATAACGGATATAAGGGAACGACCACAGCTTCAACCGGAGGCACAGCGGTAAAGACAACCACTTCTACACCAGCTGTTAAAGCCGGTCAACAAGCCAACAACACTCCAAAGAGTTCAATCGTTGTTGGTGACACGGTTAAAGTCAACTTCTCGGCTTCTAAATGGTCGACTGGTGAATCAATTCCAAGCTGGGTTAAAGGCAAAAGCTATAAAGTGTTACAGGTATCAGGCAACAACGTCTTACTAGCTGGGATCAGTTCCTGGATCAGTAAGAGCAATGTTGAGATTCTACTAACTACTTCAACGACTGCTAAATTAACTAGTTCCAGTTCAACCGGTTACTATACCGTACAAAGTGGAGACACATTAAGTGGCATTGCTGCAAAGTATGGTACGAGTTACCAAGCGTTAGCTTCATTAAATGGAATTGGTAGTCCATATATCATCATTCCAGGAGAGAAGCTAAAGGTTTCTGGTTCTGTATCTTCCAGTTCGGTTAGTTCTTATAAAGTTGTTTCTGGTGATACATTAAGCGAAATTGCCAGCAAGTATGGTACGACCGTTGCCAAATTAGTTTCATTAAATGGATTAAAAAATGCCAACTATATTTACGTTGGCCAAACACTAAGGATTAAATAAAGGAGAAATTATGAATCTATCAAATATCGATGTTACAGCATTAATCATTATTATCGCGGCTGTCTGGTTTGTCGTGCAGTCAATCAGTGCTACTAAACTGCCAAGCAAATTCCTGCCGCTGGTATCAATTGTGGTTGGAATCATTGTTTCACTTGCTTACTCTTATTTGAGTACCAAAAATATTCAATTAGAACAAGACCTATTCTTTGGTCTCTTTGCCGGCTTTTCTGCCAGTGGCTTGGATGACACATTGACCAAGTCGGTTTCCGGATTGATCAACAGCTTTGTTGGTATCTTGGTTTCAAAGGCAACTGATTCAACTAGTACGGATAGTTCAAGTACTGATACCACTTCTGCAAAATAGTGCTTATAACATCTTTGGGTACTAGTAATGAGGTATCCGTCCATTGAATAAACATCTCTATTGAAAACACCCACTGGATTATTTTCCGGTGGGTGTTTTTTGTGTCATAATTATCTCAGATATTTTTTAAGGAGATTTTTTTGAGAAAACTAGAAAAGAATAATTCTTTTTTTATATTTATTTTATTTACTCTGCTTTTTTTAAATTTTTCCGATACAACTATTTTTCTCTTAAGATCGATTATTCCCACCAAAATTGAATTTTTATTTTCTGAAAATTCTTTTTATTTAATCATTATTTTAGAAGCAATATTTCTTTTTTTTATTTCAACCAGAAAGAATTTTATTAACTTAAAAGAGTTTACAAAAGTTTTTATTTCTATTTCAGTCGTGGCTATATTCTTAATATTTAATGAGATTATATTACAGCAAGATATTTCAAATTTACTATTATATTTTTTTCAAATATTTCCTATTTTTGGAATTATCATTGCAAGGAAATCAATTATAAAATTTGAGACGAATTGTCAACTCAAGTGCAAGCCAAAGACGAACGCGATCTTGCAAAAAAATTAAAGGAATGTAGTATAAATGTTAAATGATAATGATTCAGAACTAAAAAAATTTCACTTGTTTCATTCTAAACCAGTCTTTGTACCAGTTATTTTAATTATTTGGTTGTTTATTATGTGCTTATATGAATATTTAACATACACAGATAGCATGCTCCCTATTTTAGCTAAAAAGCAACCACTAGAAGTAATTTTACCTATATTCAATCAATTATTTGTGGCACTTTTCTTTTTGTTTGGAATAACTAATATTATTATCGCTATCCGCTATGCAATGATTAAAGACAAAGTAAAAGAATCCGAACTAGCAATACTCGCAAAAGAAACGCCTGCAGACTGGCACCCTAAAGTTGAGTTATTGTATACGACCTATAATGATTTTATACCTTATGCACTAGCTCAATGTTTAAAACAGACATATGATAACACGCAGGGCGTTATTTTGGATAACTCTACAGACCCCAAATACATCAAGATGATTGATGATTTTGTGATAGCCCATCCTAATGTAAAGTTAGTCAGAGATTCTCAAAACAAGCATGCTAAAGCTGGAAACTTAAACAATTATTTGTGTAATGGCACTCATGACTACGATTACTTTGTTATCCTAGATAGCGATGAATTATTAGAAAATAGATTTGTAGAAAAATGTTTAAAGATGTTTTATTACAATAATATTGGCATTCTTCAGTGTAATCACATTAGTGGACAAAACAACAATTCGTTTATGCGTACTTTCGCTAGTTCTGCCAATGTTTTTTGGCCAGTGCAAAACGTTGTACGAAGCGCTGAAGGTGGCTGGTTAAATAAAACTGTGTCTGGCGTTTCTGTAGGCCAAACTGGAGGTGCATTATGTATTGAATTAGGTCATGGCGTCATGATGTCACGTGAATGCTTTGAAGATATTGGACAAATGCCTTATGCGGTGGCAGAAGACCTTTGTACTTCTATTGAAGCTACACTAAAAGGCTGGAACATTAAATTTGCTTCACAAATTTACGGTAATGAAGCGTTTCCTGTTAATATGACAGCATTAATGATTAGATCTAGTAAGTTTTGTTCTGCAAATCTTGAATTTTTTAGAAAATATTCGTCGAGAATCATCAAGTCAAAGACCATAAGTCTCTATCAAAAAATCGATTTGTTTTGTTTTACCCTAGCAGCTCCAATAATTGCTTTTCAATATATTAGCTTAGTTATTAGTAGTATAATTTGTCCAGCGTTGCACATTCCACTAGTAACACAATTATTTATGCTATTACCGACGTTAGTCTGTTACTTTAGTCAAAGTTTGGTCGATAGTATCTTTAATTTAAAAAACGGTATGAAATTCTTATATTTATTGATTTATGAAGTAGAAGCAATGTTGTTATATGGGTCTTTTTATTTTATTACAATCAAGTCTACCGTACTAGCTTTAATGAACAGACCTGCTAAATTCATAGTTACACCGAAGGTTAATGAGCATATAACTTTTCTGCATGCAATAAGAAATAATTATCAAGGAATCTTATTTTCAATATTTACAATAATTGCATGTATTGCAATTTCTGGAAGTTATTGGGTATTATTATCATTTATTCCGGGTTGTTTTGGGTTTTTGTTCGAAATGCAAGCTAATCATCGGACATCAGAAGAACAAATAAAAGCGGATAAATTACAGAGTTACAACAATAAGGCATTACAATTTGGCAACACGGAAACAGTTGATTGGAATGATTAACGTTGGCCGTTCGCTTCGAAAGCAGATAGCGTGATTTACGGTCAACTAATGTTACTAATGCAGAGTGTCCTGTTTTACCGCGTACTGTATCGCCTTCCCAGTGACCAAACCAGCTGCGATTTTCTGCCGACCGGGGTCGGTCGTGAATTGATGGCACGTCATTGAAGCGCCCCCGGCGTTCATTTATGGTGCCTTTGATTTTGCGCGTCTTGCCTCGGTGTCGAAGCAGCCTTGGTAGCCCGCGAGCACCATGGCTCTTCAATGGAACGCCGAGATTATCTAGGTAGATCCCTCTGTAGATAGTCGAATAGCTGATGCGAATAGGACTGCCTTCTAGTGACAAGCGACCGGCAATCTGCTCAGGCGACCAATGTAGCACCGTGATATATCGAATGACAGCGTCACGAGTCCCCGGTCGATCGAGGATCCGAGGACGCCTGCTAGCCAAGCGAACCCGCCGGTAGCGGTCCTAAGCGGTGGCTGCCGAATAGCTCCGCCAGCCGCCGTTACGTGCAATTTCACGGCTGACTGTACTCTTGGAACGACCTATCTCTTTGGCGATGGTATCAAGAGTTTTGCCTGTAGAGATACCAAGCAGTATCGATTCACGGTCTTTTAAGGTAAGATGGGTATACGGACTCATAGTCGAGTTCTCCTTGTAGTTGGTCTTGTAGTGATTCCATTTTACAAGGACTCAGGCTATGAGTCTTTTCTATTTGACTAATTTGTTGCACTTGAATTGTAAATCCGTCTTATAAAATTTGATAAAGTTTTTGCTTCAAGATTGTTGATATTCTTCGGAGTATTTGAAAGCCTATTAGGAATTGCTCAACATTTTTTAAATAATACTTTTTTTAATACTTACGATTCGAATGGAACACCAATATTTCTATCTATTTTTTATAGTAATGGTTTAAGTTCTAGCGATCCATTCAGCGGAAGCGAAGTTCGTGCTTTTGGGACAATGGATAGTGGTCTTACTTTAGGCGTTTTTGTTTTATTATCTATGGCTTTAGTATTATCTGAAATACCAAGATTAAAGAAAAGAACTAAATTAATTCTATTATTAATCTTTCTTATAGCAATTTATTCAACTTTAACAAGAAATATTTATACCGCTACTTTAATTTTTATATTTTTCTATTTATTCAAAAAAAATAGTAAAAAAAGAATTTCAAAAAAATATTTAAAATTAATTTATGTACTGGCAACCATTGTTTGCTTTATTAGCATTTGGTTGCAAAGCTTAATCCAAATAATTAGTCAATTGTTTCAGGCGTTGGGATTCAATGTCAATACTTTTTCAGGTAGATTTATATTTTTACAAGCTGCTATTACTAGAATAAAATCTTTTAGTAGCCTTCTTTTTGGGGCTGGAATGCCAATAACATCTGAAATTCCGGTAGATAATAGCATGTTTTATTTAATGCTCCAATTTGGCTTAATATTAGCTATTATTTTTATATTTTTCATGTATGGATCATTTTTAGATTGCTTGAAAAACGATAGTTTCTATCAGAATAATTATTCGATAGCGATATTTATGTTGCTTTTTCCCTTTGTAAGCTATGGGAATAATATTTTCCATGCCTTTTGTATTTCATATATTATTTTGATCTTATTTTTTGAAAAACCATCTGAATTAGATCAATATATTCGAATAGAAAAAACTAATAATGAGATTACTGTTTGA